TACTACCACTGCTTACTGCTACTACTAAGTCTTGTGAAAGAGATATCTTATTCTTTTTCAATAACTTTTCTGCAACTGCGGGTGAAATTATTTTTCTTTCATATATCTGATTTGGTTCAAGACCTTTGCCATCAAGCCAATGAGTAGCTTCTTTTTCATCAACCCATTGGCGAATAGCGCGTTTGGCAACCAACTTAAAGCCTGGCACGGGTTTACCCGCATCTAACACTTGGTGCGCTAACCCACGTACGTCGGTAATCCATTGCTCAAGCATATCGGCTTTTTTAAGGTATTCAGCAATCTGCGCTACATCTAATGTATCTAACTGCGCGTGCAGGGCGCGGTCAGCAAGACCTGTCATCTTAGGGCAAGTAGGCTTGGCGGCACACCAACGGCAATGATCGCCTGCGTTTAATGGCGCGTCAGGCATTTGACTGATCTTGACCGCCATCGCTAGTTCTTGCTCAAAGGCTTTAATACGCTTGGTTGTTGTAACCCAACGCTTTACAGATGGGGGTTGCACGATGATGCACTCGATCTCATCGCACTCATCGAATACCCATTGGACTTCAGGGGTACGCATGGCCGCAGCCGCGTAGAACATCAGTTGAGGATTATCGTCAGCAGGAACTGGGACACCTGAACCAAACTTCCAATCAAGAATGAAAGCACGTTTACCAATCCGACCAAGAAGATCAGTAGAACCAAACACGCCAGGGAGAAAATCGCCAAACCCAACTCTAGTTTCTGTTGCATATTCCATTTCCTTGTTAGGGTCAATGTCATCCAAAGCTCTAAGCGCAGGGTAAACCTTCTCGTCTATTAGCTCTTGGGTTAACTTAATACCTTCGTATTCCATACCCGCAAATGACTCAGGGGTTTGGTTGGTGGTCAGGATAAGATCCATGACGTTATGAAGAAGGGTGCCTTCGTCAGCGTATTTGCTAGATGGCTTAGGTGGCATCTTGGCGCACAAGGCTACAGAGCCAGGGCAACCAATAACACGTTTGGCAGTAGAACCGCCCACTACGTTGGAGTGTTTAGTTAATTCGCTCATGGTCTTATTCCTAGGTTAATGTTGTTTAATTTAATGTACTGCGCCCATTGGTTTGGCATCATATCCTTTTTCAAGATATTGTAGCCACCCCATAAAGGTTGAAGATTGGTGTAATGATTTAGCTCATACACTTCTTGTACAGTTTTTGCGGTGCTGATAGGCGTTTTATGGTCTAAATGCCATTCACCAAAATTATCCCAAGACATATCAGGCGCAAATTGCATTTCTAAATAAAGTTGTAAAAACTCAAAGTCACACCCAAGTATTTGTGTTGTTTTACTTGTTTTAGTAATGTTTTTAGACCTCAAGCAAACATAGATAAGTTTTCGAGTGTTATCAGCTAATTTAAATAACGGATCGTTGTTACGTTTTGCAATAATATTTTTAGCAACCATTTGAGAATGGGCTTTACGGTTTTCTTTACTAAAAAAGTTAGCCCCTAGCTTAAGTCTTTTAGCAGCTATAGATTGCTTAGCTACTACGCGGTGGCAATCTTTACATTGAGTTGCGTAGCCATCTTTGCTTTTGCTGTTGCTATAAAACAACTGTGTTGATTTTTGAATTTTGCATCTACTACAAGTTTTCAATTTACTCTCCTTTACCTGACTGAGATTAAACTTTACCACAGCTTTTTTATTTGTGCTAAACTTTTTAACATGAAAACACAAAATAAACCTGAAAGAGAAGCAGAGATTGAAAAATACTTTGTTTGGGCGGTTGCCTCAATTGGCGGCAAGACTTATAAATTCAAGTCTATCAGCCAGCGCGGCGTTGCTGATCGAATTGCTTGTTTGCCTAATGGCGATACGTGGTTTATCGAGATCAAGCGTCCTAAAGGAGGCGTGTTATCGCCTATGCAAGATGTATTTGCGGAAGAAATGTGGTCGCTAAAGCAGAAATATGCTTGCTTGTGGACAAAAGAACAAATTATGCAATGGATTGCTGACTTATGAACTTACAACAACAAATGAAGCAGTTACAAGGTACGTTTCGTCAAGACGATTTAAAGTCTTTGCGTACCTATACCCACACTGCGTTTGACAAACTTTGGCAAGAAGAAGGCTACACCAGGACTGAAGCGTATCAATTATTAGCTGAAGTTATGGGTTTACCTACTAAAAAAGCCCATATTGCTTTATTTACTAAAGCGCAATGTCATACGTTACTTGATTGGCTATCTGAAGATGAAAATGGCAATCCACATGGTTTAGCTTGGGAGGATCAATTTTGAAGCTACGTGATTATCAGGAAAAGGCAGCCGATTTCTTGTATGAGAACGATCGTGCCATGATCCTTGCCCCTGTGGGCGCGGGAAAGACGGCGCTAACGCTAACAGCCATGCAAGATATGCTGCGCTATGGCTTTGTTAAGCGGTGGCTTGTGCTGGCCCCTAAGCGTGTCTGTACTGACGTGTGGCCTATAGAGCAACCGAAGTGGGCTACTGATATGCAGTTAGCTGTAGCCGTTGGTACACCAGTGCAACGCGCCCAAGCTTTACATTCGGGTTTTCCCGTAGTGGTTACTAATTACGACAACATTCAATGGTTGTCAGAACAAGAATTAAATTTTGATGGCATTGTGTTTGACGAGCTAACCAAGCTTAAGAACCCATCAGGCAAGCGCTTTAAAGCATTGGCTAAGGTCGTAGACAAGATCAACATTCGTTGGGGTTTGACAGGATCGTTTACATCTAATGGTTTAGAAGATGTATTCGGTCAATGCAAGATTGTTAATCAAGACTTACTTGGACGTGCCAAAGGCGCGTTCATGCAGCAGTATTTCGTCCTAGTCAATAAGGACTTTGGCGAATGGGAGCCTAGGGTTGGCTCATTAGGAAAAGTCATGGAACGCATCAAACCTGCAACATTTGTATTAGAGGCTGGCGAATACGCAGACAAGCTACCGCCATGCCATACCGTTGAGATGAAGTGTGACTTGGCAGACCGCGCCCCATACGAGAAAATGAAGAAGGATTTTGTTCTTGAGTTTAAGGACGTGCAGATCACCGCAGTTAACGCAGGTGTAGTTACAGGCAAGCTACAACAGATGGCAGGCGGTTGGATCTACGAAACGGTTACAACCGCGTCTAACCGCCCTGGGCGCATGAACGTGACCAAGACGCCCATATGGTTTAGCACCCACAAGTTTGACCTGTTAGACGAATTGCTTGAGGAAAACCAACACGCCAATACCATCATTGTTTACAACTTTATTGAAGAATTGGCTGAACTTAAGCGTCGGTATCCTAACGCACAGACAATCAACGATGACAAGGCTATTGAGCGTTGGAATGATGGCAAGATTGAACTGCTGTTGATCCATCCCAAGTCAGCCGGGCATGGGTTAAACCTTCAGCACGGCGGTAGCAAGATGGTTTTTGTATCCTTGCCTTGGAGCCTTGAGTTGTACGAGCAAACAGTAGGCCGCTTGCACCGCAGCGGTCAGAAGCATGATGTATGGGTTTACCTCTTGTTAACCAATAAAACGATTGACTTGAGGATTTGGGACGCCCTGAAGGATAAACGGGCTATTTCAGACATTGCATTAGAGGAGTTGAAATGAAGTTATTAGATGAAGCAAAGAAGTTGGCTGACGACATCGCCGAATACGCGCCAAGCACCAATATCGAGTTAATGATTCGGGATTTAATTAAAGAAATAGAAAGGTTACAAAGTGAAAAGAATAATGCAGCTAAAAGCAAAGCTAAAGCTAAAGCAGGCTGAGAGCGTCATCCGTGTACGCAACTATGGCTCGGCTGCGCGTAATTTAACCAAAGTGGTTGAAGAAATCAAAGCTTTGAAGGAAAGGATTAAGAATGAAGAAGCTAAGTTGGCGAGCCTTAAATAATCAACTTTCTATGATGAGCGAGGAAGAAGTGTTAGCTCTGCTTGATTTGGAGAAGGTTAACGAAAAGCGGGCGTCTGTATTGCAACGCTTACATCAGCGATACAACGTCTTGCGGGTATCCCGTGAGCGTATTGAGCTAATGAGTTTGGCGGTAAAACCATGACGCCACCTGATTTTAGGTCATGGAGCCATGAGAACTTGGCTAAATTGGCAGAAGAAATGTATGTAGAAATGCAAGCGTTGCGCCAGGACGTTAAGGACGCAATTAAGGCTTATCGTGAAGTAATCACCCAGGAGAAACAAAAATGAAAGAACTTTTCTTAGTAGCAATCGCTTTTACCCTTGGCTTTTTTTGCGGCGCAACAGAAGCGCAGACAACTTACCTATACGGCGCTCAAGGGCAAAGCCTAGGCACGGTTCAGCAGTCAGGCAATACGCAATACTTCTATGGCCCACAAGGTCAGTCACAAGGCACCGCTATGCAGTCAGGCAATACAACCTATGTCTATGGCCCACAAGGGCAGTCTGTAGGCACTGTAATGTCGCCAACAGCACCAATGGTAATGCCAAGCTACAACACGCCTATGCCGTCATTAACACCGATGTACGACTCAATCTTTGGGAGATAAACATGAACTTTATTAGACGCATTTGGGTAGCCATAACTCACCCACCAAAAGCAAAAGAATTAGCTACTAGGGAGCTAGAAAACGCCAAGCGTAGCTATCTTGAAAACAAGACCCACGCTGAGTATTACGCTACGCTATGCAGCTTTGAGAACCAACGGATTGCTAGGCTTGAGAAGTATCTTGAGGAACCATTGCCAGAGAGTCAGTCTTAACCTCAGCAACTCTACGGCTCCAACCTTTACCAAAGGTAGGGAAAGCCTTGAGGGACTCTAGGAACTCTAGCCGTTTAGCGGAAAATAGCTCAATCAGTCTTGTTGGGTCTTTTTCTGCTTCTCGGACTAATGCAGCAGTAATACTACCGTAACCGCCATCTGGAGTAGCCCCAACACTAGACTGCAACAGCTTGATCGCCCGCCCGACACCCGAGTTAACAGCGACGTCAAAAACGCAATAGTCAAGACCAGATATAAGCTCATCAGCGCGGCAAGCATCCCAGTATTTCCTTTTGTATAGCGGCGCTACCATTGTAGGCGTTAGGTTACGCATTTCTTTTTCAGAAACATCATGCCCTACCCACTCTTGCCATACACGCTTAGTAACGCCAAGGTTGGTTTCGCCCCCTGGATCAGCCGGATGATTAACGTAGCCACCTTCGTGGACTAATAGCTTGGCTAAACAAACTTCAAAATTACTTTGCATCTTTGATTTCCGCCTCTGTTACTTTTTCTTTAGCTTTCATATCCATGATCTTTTCAAGGGTACGACCACCAAAATAGAACGACATAATTAGCATACCCCACTGCCCAAGCAATTCTACATAGGCTTTGTTGGTGTCTAAATCAAATGCGCTCATCATGGCGAATACAAAGTAACCGCCAAGAATAAAGATTAGCGTCATTGGGCGAATGTTCTTGGATAGCCAAGAATCGCTCATCATGTCTGCTTGCTGACGCTTGGTAAGCTCTTGTTGCTCTGCAATATCAGCGTTAATTTGCGCTAGTTCGCCATTCTGTTGCATTTGCAATAGCTCTAACTGGGCTTTTGCTTTATCTTCAGGATTAGGAAAGAACTTGTCTACAAGCTTCATTCCTACATCAAGTATTGCGCCTAGTGGAAACATTAGTTTCTCCCAACGGTAGTTTCGTTATCGCCTTTGCGAACAGTAACTTTATCGCCTTCGACTTGAACTGACATAGGATCACGGTCAGCCATGCCGTCTAAACGGGCAATAAGCTCTTTCATAATCTCAAATTCAGGTTTGTCTTGCTTAGGATTAGCACCAGCCACGCCATTTAACATAGATATAAGAGCCGTGAGTGATGCGCCTAACAAACCCATAACAGCCGCCATCTTGCCTTCGTCAAGCACGATAGACGCGCCTACACCCATAGCTACAATGATGGTGATATAGATTAAGCCGTGGCGCCCGATGGCTTTACCAGCGACTTCTTTAGCGGTTTCAATATAAGTAGGTTCGCTCATTTATCTGCCTTTTGCTCAAGTTTTTCATAAAGTCTATCAAGCAACATCTCAATACGATCAAAGCGCTCTTTGATTTCGTCTTTTTTGATGTAATGCGTAGGCAGATCAATCTCAATCTGCTTCACGTCATCTTTTAATTGTTGCACTGAGTCCCATATCTGACGGGCAAACCATCCAAGGCTAGATAGGGCGGCGGCACCGCCTATATTTATCAAAATCTGCCAATCCATTTCTACCTCGCAAGCGCATTTTGATTCTGTGGTTGTTGGGGCGCAAGCGCATTGGCTGGCATCTCAGGTACATCAGCAGAAACACCCATTAAAGCTTTTGACACCGCGGGGTTCTTAGCTACGGTGTTGATTTTAGCCCAAGTATCAGGATCACTCATAGCTTTTAGAACTTTAACGCGGTCTTGCCCTGGTAACAACGCAAGCAATTCATCAAATGATTGGGCAGTTTCACCTGCTTTAGAAAGTTCTTTAATAGTTTTTTCACCAACTTTAAGACCTAATACATCAAGCATTTTGTTAGCGGTAGTAGCAATCACATTAAAGATATTTGGTAAACGATAGTTTGGCAACTCATCTTTAAGTAGCTTAGTAGCCAACTGTTGACCAGCAGAGATCTGTTTGCCAATTGACGCTTCGGTAGCCAACTGATCTGCTACACCGCGCACGGTTTGCAATTGCTCAGGTGTCAATACCTCAGACAAAGCTTCGTAACGCGGAGCGCCTTTGCCACCTGCACGTTTAAGCATAGCGGTTTCGCCACGGCCTAATACGTTAAGGAATGGGCCAATACGCTCGCCGCCGCCTGGTTTCTCCAACACAGACGCCATCTCTTTAAGGACTTGCGCTTGGTTTACAGGCGCAGATAAGTCAGAGAATACCGCCCTAGCTTGAGCGTACTCAGGTACTTTAGCTTCAAATACTTTGGTGTAGTCATCCAAAAGGGTACGAGCAGCTATTTGCGTATCGCGACCAACACCTGTAACAGGTGATCCATACGCAATATCTGATAAGGCGCGTTTGATGTAGTGCATAGACTCACCAGTTAATTCTGGTAGTTTGCTTTCTACAGGAACCATAACTGGTTTACCAAATTGGTCAAATTGACCAGGCATTTCCATCATTTTGCCTGCGGACTTTTGACCCATAATAAATGGACGACCTTCCATCTTGGCAATGTTGGCCGCAGCAGCCAAAGTGCCTTCAGGCATACGGGTTAATACGGCAGATACGTCTTTGTCCAAAGGCACGATCGCTTTATCAGCAGCTTCATAAAATGGTTTAGCTGCATCTCTACGCACAGTAATAGCAGCGCTAAGATCTGGCGTAACATCTTTAATAGTAGACATACGTGCAGCTTCATCAGCCAGCGCTTTAGTTTCCTGTACAGCAGGAGATGTCCTAGAAATAGTTTTTTGAAGTACGGCCTGCGCGCCTGGGGCGACTACTTTGCCTTGTGCAAGCGCTTGTTGAGCCGTTACGTCATCGCCAGCTTTAACGGCTTCTTGTAGCGCATTACGCCCAGCAGCGACGTTTGTCGGTGTTTCAAATGATTTACGAGCAATTTTGGCTGCTAATTGTTTAGGCAACTGGTTAATATCAGCCACTTTACCCATAACAGCGGTACCAGCGTCGACTAGTTTGTTAACAACTTTCCCCGCAACGCCGCCTGCTACTTCAAAAGCAGCGCCTTCAGCGACGTTCTTTGCTGCACGACCCGCAGCTTGACTACCTGTTTCGCTAGGCGCTAACCCAAGGGCTACGTCAGCCTTATTAAGCAATTCTTTAGCTGTAGCATAGCCAAGGGCTGATCCAGCCACACCGCCTGTTACAGGGTTGATAACAACGGTTGGGGACGCTACAGCGCCAGCAGCCGTACCAAGTACGCCGCCGCCAACACCACCAAGCATTTCAACAGTAGGGCCAGCCATTTGACGGGCTTTTACCAAACCTTCGTACAAACGTGGGTTTTCTTTACCCCACGCTGGAACTTCAGCACCGACGTTAGCACGGGTTTCAGGTTCAGCAGGTGTGTCAGTCAACCATTTATCACCAATTAAATAGGCTTTAACACCTTCTTTATTGGTGGCTGATTGAGTAATAGGTTGCCAAGAATCACCAACTAAGGCAACGCGCTCCCCTGTTTGGGGATTAGTAGCGGTTTGAAGTGCCATAGCGACCCTTATTTATCTGGAGTAAAACCAGGAGGCAACGCAGGTGTACCTGCGCCAATACCTTCTGCTGCCATCGCTTCATTAACAAATTGACCTTTACGTGCCTTCATTAAGCGTAACACTTCTCTACCTGCTTGTTTACGTATCTCAGTAGGCAAGGACGCATCAGCCAATTGACCAGCAGCTTCTTTGTAAGACGCGGTATCTTTATCAGACTGTGGGCCTTCAAAGCGCGGTACCATCTTAAGCGCAATATCAGCAATTGGTTTAAGTTTAGCAATAGCAATAGCGCCCGGTGTAGCTTGACCAGCAAAACCAGCCGCAACGTCTACAAGACGACCAGCGCCGCTACCTGTGGATTTATCAATCAAACCACCATCTTTAGTAGCTTCTGTAAGTTCAGTAATAGCCAAGCTAAGGTCTTTACCTTGTTGTTTTTGCAACGCAGCCGTTTTCTCAAACGTAGCGCTTGGTTTACCAACAGCGCCAGGTTTACCAATTACTTGACCTTGACGGTTAAATTGAGTTACGTTACCTGCGGCATCCGTGACAGTGTTAGCTACTACATCTGGGCCGTACTGCAACGCTTGACCTTCACGCGCTCTAGCATCTGTAAGGTTTTGACCACGCATGGTTGTAGACGCGCTAATATCTTGTCCACGTTTAGTAATATCGCCTTGGAAACGGGTTTCGGCTTTAACAGCCATATCGGTAAAAAATTGTTTACGCTGATCTGCGTTCATTGGCATTACTTGAGCAAGCAATTGTTGCGCTTGAGCAGCGGGCATATTGCCTTTTAATACGCTATCTTCAATATGCGCCGTTACGTTAGCGTTAGATGGGTTAAATACCAAATTGCCAAACTGTTCGCGTTGAACTTCTAGTTCTTTAATTTTAGTTTCAACACCTGTTTTTTTAATATCACCTTGAAGTTTAACGCCTTCTAGCGCATCTCTCCTTAACTTTATGGCAGACGAAGGGTCAACTGAAGCTAATTTATTAAACCCTTCAGGTGTACTTACATCAACGCCTTGAGAATAAAGCTCACGCAGTTTGTTTTGCGTTTCAATACCACGGTTCATTTCACCAATTTTCATGGCTTCGCTAACCGCCGCTAATTGATTAACGGGCAGTTGTATATTGAAAGGCTTAACCTGGAGGGGGATGTTTGCGTCGATTGGCATATTTATTCCTTAAGGCTGATAAGGTGTACTGTAATCATAAACGGGCGCGGGGCTAGAAACGGTAGATGTTGAAGGCGCAGTGTTATATGCAGAACGATTAATTAATTGATTCATTTGATAACCACCAATACCTTGACCAATAGCGTTGCTAATAGCGTTAGCAGAGCCAACTTGACCTGCGGCGGTAGCGTTAGCAGCGCCGATTGTATTAGCCGCTTGTGAGCTACCAAAAGAACCTACGTTAGCTGCTTGGTTACTTGCGCCTGCTTGACCAATGTTGGTCAAGAATTTCAATGGATCTAACAAGTTGTTACGATTCAATTGGAACGTGTTTTGCGCGTTGGCGTAGTTCTGTAGGTAACGATTAAACGCGTTGCCGTATTCTTGCGAACCCATCTCTTGACCGTACATTTGACCTGCTTTAAGGGCGTTACCAGAGATTAAACCACCTCTAGCCGCCGCCGTAGCGTTCATAGCGTTCATACCTTCTTTAAGCCTAAATGCGTAGCCAGGGTCAGCTTGATAAGCAAACGGCCCATAAGCAAACTCTTTAGTAGCTGCGCCGCCAGGCTGAGTCATGGCAGAAAGCTGATTTACAGCGGTTGTACCCGCTTCTGTAAACGGCTTTTGCAACTCCATTTGTTGAGCAAGCGCTTCTTGTTGCGCTGCGGTTGCTCTATCGGCTGCGTTTGCTTGTGTTTGTGCGGCGCTTTTGGAAGCTTGGGATGTTAAAACACCCCCGATTACGGCACCGCCTACAATGGCTGTTGCGACTCCAGACATATTAATTTCTCCTTATTGCTAGGCTTAATGCCTGACGGTAATCAATTGTGATTTCTTCACCCAAATTACCGCCTTTACAACCGACGATAGGCATAGCAGCTACCAAGTTTACATCGCCATTATCCAACAAAATCATCTTAGCGTTGGGGTTTTTTGAATGATTCGTATATCTTCCGGCTGGCGTACGTTTGCCAGCGATGCGAGCAGGCGCAATAACTTCACCTGCGTCAATGTTTCCTGTGGCAAATACACCTTTTCCGTCAATCTTTGACGGCGCAACCATCATCTTGTACCCGCCATGTGGCAGGTCAATTTGATCGTCAAGGTTCTGCACTTGCCCTTGTACAGTTTCGTGGTCAAACCCATAGTCAGCAATAGCGGCGTAATAGTCAGCCACATCTTCCGAATGGTCAAAAGACAGCAACAATTGCTGATTCTTTTGGTGTTCTTGCCAAGTTTGGCTTTTATCTAAAAACATTGCCTCTAACTTTTCTACATCCGTTTCGTCAGTAGCGTAGATGTTTTGCCAGATCATATCTTCAAGGATATAGCCAATCTTGCGCCCGGGGCCTGCAACAAACGTCGTAGGTGCTACTAGCTCAGTTTTTGAGCCATCTTCATTAATCATAATGACGCGCCCTGCCAACATGACGTTGAGGTGCGTTGTCGTCTGACGATGCCCAATAGACAAAGTGCCTGCGGAGATTGTCACTTCACGGATGTAAATGCTTGGGCCAAACCGATGAACAACGGGACAATCAACTTGAGGTTGCTCTAAAAAAGCAGCCTCAAGCGTTTGCACCTTTTGTTCGGTAAAGGCGGTTAATTCCATTACTCAGCCCAAGGCAACGGTGGTGTAATTACAGGTGGGTTAGCCAAAGTTTCAAGTTGTTTGTCTAACGCTTCTTGCAGTCTAGTAACGGCGTCAATACCCATTGCTTCTTGCACCCAACCAACTACAGTGTTTTTTGTAAGGTCAGCGTAGTTAATAAACGCTTTTGCGCCGTCAAAAGTTAACGGCTGCGTTCCGTAGACCTCAGCCGTGTTTGTACCATCAGTAGCGCTAACGCGCCAATGAATGTTGGACACCACGTTGCCATCAGGTACGCAGTCTAATGCTTCAATTTTCCAAGTGTATTGAATCATATTATTTAGCCTTTAATGCGTCTACTTCGGCTTTAAGTTCCTGAATAGCTGCGGTAAGTGTAGCAACTAAAAAAGAAGTATCAACGCCTTGGTACCTAGGTCGATCCCCTGTTTTTTCCCAGATTTGCCCACTTTTTAATAATTTTGGCTCAGGAATACTAGATTGAACAATATTCCCAAACGAGTCTTTAATATTTCCAATATCTTCAATTTGATCTTTTGTACCAGTTACACATTCTGGAATAACTGCTTGCAATTCATGGGCAATAAATCCTTGACCGCTAGAACCGTCTACTTTCCAATCATACTTAACAGGCTTAAGCGCGGCTACTTTAGTTAAAGCGCCTGTCATTGGGGTTACGTTTTCTTTTAAACGATAATCAGAAGATGTTACATAAGATGTAGCTGAACCAGATGTTTGAATTGATCCAACAACGCCGTTAGGGTTAAAAAAAGTAATTTGGTTAGTACTTGCGGTTGATTGTACGCCTGTTGCTAATGGGTAGCCAGAAGCACCATTAATATTAAGTTGAGCCGTAGTGTCATTAAGAAGATTACCTAATAATAAACTTCCGCTTCTTTCTTGAAAATTAGTTCCATTATTTCCACTAGGGTTAACTACGTTATCAAATATGTAGTTTCCATCAGGGTTAAATCCATTATCTACCCCGCCACCAAGAACACCGTTCATAATGTTGGATTTAACGGCGGTCAAAACTGTATCGCCCGTTAACGCAACGCCAGCGCCGTCGATAGCTGCAATAATATTTCCAATAACAGACGACGGTTGTTCTCCCGTTCCAACCGAAGTGCTTGTAAGTAAAATTCCATTTTCACCCGCTACAAGATTTCCATAAATTACGTTGCCTGAAATTGAGCTAGTAATAGCGTCTATTAGGTATATAGCTGACCAAGTGCTAAACGCATCTGTAAATCTTAAAAATAAATTGTTAGAAATTAATACTTGCGTTGCGCCGCTTGTTATAACACCATTATCTCTGCTGTTAATATGACTGTTTGATATTGCAAGTAACTGACCAAATTTTCCTGGGTCGCCCCAATTTACGCCATATTGAATTCCAATAATTGTAGAATTTGTTAAATAAACACCTTGAACATACCCGCTAATATCAATGCCGTATCTACCCCCAACAATTTGAATATTGCTTATTTTTACGTCTGTAGTAAACGCAGAAAATGCAGTGCCATAAATTGATATGCCTGTGCCTAAAATGGATCCATCAGCATCGGGTGAAATTATTGTAATACTATCAACTGTAGGTTTTCCTAAATCCGCTAATCTTAAGTTAGTTAACCAAGCTGTTGTTCTTGCGGTATTTCCTTTAAAAGTTAAGTTACTTACTCTAACTGATTCGTTAACGGCAGTAGCATCGCCAGTAATAGAAAAAGCGGTGTTAGCTATAGCAGAAGATGTGTTAGTTCTTATAATTGAAAAGTTTGACGCAATACACCCTGCTCGTATTCCTAAAGTAACAACAATTCCATTAGTGTTTCCTGAAAATGAAAGTACAGTAGAACCTTCGCCAGTACCCGTTAAAGTTAACGATTTATCTTGTGGTACGGCAATAGTTAACGCAGACCCAATATTGTAGTTACCGTCAGGGAAAAAAAGTTCGCCGCCTGTAGATAAAGCTACAACAGCGTTTAAAGCTGCTTGTATAGCAGCAGCGTCGTTAGTAACTCCATTGCCAACCGCACCAAAATCTTTTACAGAAATTATTTCTTGTAACTTTTGATTAATTGGTCTATTAACGGCGCCCGCTGGTGTAGCGCCGCCGTCTTTTAAATCAAATTTTGGAATAAGCGTTGTCATTTTATTTCCTATGGATGTGATGCAACATAAGCATCAAATTTAGCGTTAAGTTCTTGAATAGCTTTTACAAGCAGGGGAATTAATGGAGATGAATCAATTTGTTGGTATTTAGGGTTTCCATTTTCATCAACGGCGTCTTTTTCACCAGTTACGCAATATGGAGCAATTTCAGCTAATTCATGAGCAACAAACATGGGCATACTAATGTCTGCACCGTTCATTGTGGCTTTATGCGTTTTAATTAACTTTACTTCATTAAGTGCATTTTCAATACCACCATTAATGGTTTTGGCGCGATAGTCTGAAGTTACATTGTACGCAACTACGCCTGCCCCTCGGTTATAAAGAATTGAACCCCTAGAAGTTGCAGAAGTTTCGGTAAAAAATTCAACAAAGTTATTGTTACCCGAAGTTGCATCATTCCAAACAAATAACGGAACAGCGGAACTTCCTGATATTGCTTTTAAGCTAGTATTTCCAGCTACATTTAATTGACCATCAAAATACGACCCAGTTGCAGTTGCATTAATTAGCACTCTACGACTTGAATCAATACGCATTGACTCTGATAAAGATACAGTTCCTCCAGCGCTTCCCGAAGCCGCGGTGTACCAATAGTGTATACCACTGCTTTGTACATATTCGCTTGCGGCGCCCGTAGCTATGTAAATACGATTTGAGCCGTTGTAATATAAGTTATTAGAGTAATAGGCGGCTTGCGCTCCTGCACTACTAGAACTCCATAAAGAAGATCCGTTTCCTATTTGTACTGCGCTAAACCCTGACCAAGCACTAGCAGCTAAACCAAGACTTAACGCGGTTCCGTTAAATTGCAACGATGAAGATTGATTAAGTGTTGTTGTGCCTTGACCATACGGCACATAATTAGATGTAAACGTAACCCCTGGGGCTTTACTGTTAAATGTAGACCAATCAGCGCTAGATAACGCGCCGCGATTAGTAGCAGAAGCCGTTGGTACTTGTAAAGTAATAACGGGGGTTGTAGTGCCGTTAGCTACAGTAGAACTAAGGTCTGTACCTGTAGTACCAATGGTCAACGCAGCTACAGAAGTAACGGTGCCGTTTGTATTGGATTTGTTATTAAACGTATTCCAATCGGTGCTAGATAGCCAGCCGTTAGAGCTAGTACTAGATTGACGAATAGGTACAGTATTGACAGCGTTAGTATTGTCTTTAAAAAACAGGTTCTTATCCGCTATGTTAATGGCAATTTCAGAACCGTTGGCGCTATTGGTTAAATTACCCGCGCTGGGTACGTTAGTAGGCGTACTGCTTGCGTACAGCAGAATAGGCGTAAAGTTTGTCTGAGCCATTAACTAAATTCCTTATTGATTAGCAACATAGCTACCAGAAATTCTAATAATAGAACTAGAAGTTAAATTACCTTCAGTCCAATTTCCTACGGCAGTGCCGGTTCCTTGGCTTCCTAAATATACAGACCCAAAGTTAGGCAATATATATGCTGTTGGTTGGCCGGTATAAGTGCAATTACTTACTTGTACTGTAAATACGCTTGCGTAGTTAGTTTGACCAGTTGCAATAGGAACGCCGCCATTAAAATCAATTTGAGGATTCCCAGTACCAGTTAAGGCACTTAACGCTATCTCAACGTCAACAAACACTCTATGACCTACTCTTGTGTAGTTTCCTACAGCATAACTTGTAGACTGCACAGTTGAACCTACAATTAATCTAGGGCTAAAAGTGCCTTCAATTTTAAGCGTCGTATCTATGTTTCCTAAATATTGAGCCGTAATTGCCCCAGGGTTACCTAGAAAAATAGTTCCGTCATACCCGTAGTTATTTTCTACAAGATTTGTTCCAGTTGCAAATAAAGCATAACCTTGCGTAACACCTGCGCGGTTTAAATAGTTATTAGAAATGGCGTTTCCATTTCCGTTAACATACATTTGATGTTCGCCTGAAACGGCTGCAGATTGATTACAACCCCAAGCTAAATTATTAGAAATTAAAGATTGATTGTAAGATAGTGCAAAGCCTGTTTTTCCTGTAAACCTTGCTTGATTACTAATAAATTGCGTATTTAACCCGTCTGCAAAAAAACCAGTTTGACGATTTCCATAAGTAGTGTTACTTGTAATTAAATGACGCGCGTCGATAGTTCCTGTATGAGGAAAATCTGAACTAAAATCAAAGCCATCGTAATACGCATACATACTATTGTTATTTACTAGTTGCATACGATAGCAACGAGCGTCGGTCGCCCCAATAACGCCTTGATAAGTTTTAATTCCAGATTCACCAACGCTAGTACAAATATTTCCTTCGGCTAAACCATCGTAGTTTCTTGCAAAAATAATACCGTTATAGCTTGCGTATTGAATATTATTATTGATAGCTTGGTTATACTCACCCTGTTGATCGTTAATATTCCAAAATACAACGCCGCCAGCAAAGTTTTTACCCGCTTGAAAATTACAATCGCGGACTACCGCGTTTTGTGCATCTTCAACAATAACAGAAACAAAACGACCGTAAATACGGCTTACTGTAATTCCTGAAGCATTGCCTTGAAATAATAATTGTGGGCCAATGTTTTGATCTTGCTGTTCTGTTGTAAGGCTTGACCATACATCGGTATCATTTACTGTTGGTTGATAACCTAATCCATTAGACTGAACTACTGTAGGAACCGTAGCCCAATTGCTAGGGTTTCTTGTAATAATCCAAGGTGCAGTAATATTCTGCATATATAAATTATCAATAGATGAGTTATCGCCTGAATTTACAGTAATTACGACCGCATCAGACTCAATTATGGATTTTGCTCCCTCACCATACCAAACTACGGTGCCTGTGTAGCTAATCCCGCCAGTTACAATCTTGTATGTTCCTGCGGGAAAATAGACAGGTTTACCGCTATTTGTAGCGTTTTGAATTGCGTCAGTACAATCATCCACACCTGTAGGGTCAGCGCCAAAATCTAGTACAGAAACAAATTCTTGAAGTTTTGACTCTACAGTTCTTGTAACGGCTCCTGTATCACCTTCGTTATAAGCTACATCAGCCGCCGTGGTTACGTTTGCATTAATTGGTATTGCGGTGCAAAAATCAACTACATCACCTACGTTTAGCCCATCAACAAAAGTGACTACAGTTGATGATGTTTCAATGTAATTATCGCCAATTATTTGTTTAGAACCATTAACAAAAACAAGCAAATTGTTAGTCGCGGGGATGTACTGAATTGTAGTCAAAGTAAAGATAGTTTGACCTTGTGTAGCCGTTTGCGTTTCTTGTTCGCCAGTAAAGTTTACAAAATTAGAGTTAATACCTATCAAATTGTCATACGTAGCAATCAATACGTCGTTTTGATCTTTAAGAACAAATTTGTACGAAATGCTATCTGTTAGCCAAATTTCACCGCTATCGGGTACTCTACCTGCTGCGTTTAGAACGATTGGGTTAGCGTGGGGTGTGACACCGCTGTTAGTTGTGTATGTAACCGCAGGTGTGGTTGTACCAGCTAAATAAGTGTATAGCTTGCCACCAGTCAAGACTTGACCGCTATTATCAAAAAATTGTGCGGCAGCGCCAGCAACAGGGGAAAGGTTAACGGCCATAAAAAGCTCCTAAATTTAAACTGATTCTATTATGTTTCGCTATGCTTGTCATTTAAAAGTTACCTCCACCAATACCGCCTGTAGAAGTCAATATACTGCCGTTAAAAGTCAATCCGCTTGATTGAGCAATTGTACTTGTATTAGAAGCATAGAAAAGTTGATTAGCGCCAAATGTTGATAATCCTGTACCGCCTCTAGCTGTAACAAGCGTACCGCTAGTAATTTGACCTGCATCAATTGCAATTGATGTATTAGATGCCGCAGTTAAAACACCATATTGGTTAACTGTAAATACACCCACTTGCGACGCAGAGCCATATGTGCCTGCCGTAACACCTGACGTGCCTAACTCTAAGTTAACAAAGCCAGGGGGGTATGTAATGGCAATACTAGCGCTTGATAATGCAGCAGGTTCAAATACGTTATTGGTGTTACCAATAATAATTTGGTGGTTACCAATGGTGTTTAGCCCTGTACCACCTTTAGATACAGGTACAACACCTGTACCTGTAAAGCCATAGATGTTCCAAAAGAACCGATACCACTCGGTTGACATCGTGCTAGTGTCAGGGTAAACCAGCGGTACTTTAGCCGATGGTATTAGGGTAATGTCAGCCATTTGTGTTTGTGCCGCTGAGGAATAGTTCAGCACCCACAATAACGACCTTATTAGGATCTGTACCTGATATTTCGTAAATGCGGTCACGCAGCTTAGTAGTCATGCCAAGACGACGCCATATAGCTCTATAGCCATATTCACCAATTTTGCCCATTGAAATCCAATGTTCGCTAGACCACGTATGGCCGCCATCATCAGACCAACGCAACATCACCTGTGGGTCTTGCCCTTGACCTAAATTAATACCTACGCCTGACTCGCAAGTCAACTGAAGGGTATGCTGGGCGGTACGTTTAAGATTGTTTTGGTTGGGCGGCAAAGGGCGCCATGAGCGTACCCATTTTTGAATTTGACCATTATCAGCGTAAACATCAAGGTCAAAAGCATAAATATTGCCGTTTTCATAGTCACCAACAATGGTTTGACTATTAAAGTTCATCTGACATTGACCACGATGGCGGGTAAATGCGCCGTTGTCCCAGCCTGCCCGTTCATGCCACGCGTTTGTAGCTACATCGTAAACCCAAGTAGCGTTAGCGCTAGGGAAGTTAAGCACGTAAAAGGCATGGCCTTCTTGCTGATAAGTGTAGGCTACTGCGTCAGTAATATCACCATAACTTTGAATGGCGTACTCTACAGCGTGGGTAGATACGCGTTTGCCTGTGTATCCTTGGTTACGATAGACAATACCAAAGCCACGGGGGTCAGCACCAAGCCAAAACAGGCTGTTATCAAGCTTTGCAATAGAGAAGGGGGCTACGCATCCAATTTCGTTGTAGGCGCCTTGGATGGGCGCTAAAGGGAACGGTGTAGTGGCTGCGTCGTACCAAACCTCGGTTGTACCCTGTCCAAACACCCAAACCTCACGGTTATTGTTAACAACGGCTATTACTTGGTCAGGAGAACTTTCAGCCGCCGCAAACGCTAGTGGGTTAATAACTGTGCCATCAAGAATTTCTGTTACCCAGATAATTTGGCTATCAGGTTGGTTAAACGCAAAATAGCCATCAATGTAGCAAACGGTTGTAGCACCTGCAAAATTAGGGTCGGTAATTTTGGTAAATGTGTTGGTTGATTCAGTATAAACGTAGCCATCTGCGCCTGCTGCGATAAAGATTTGAATACCGCTATCAGCAATAGATACAGGGCCAGTACCGCTAACAGTGCCTAATGCAGTAGCGTTGTAATTAAGATCAATCTTGTAAAACTTATTGCCAGACACTACGTAAGCGTCGTTGCCACCTGTAGAGTGCGTCCAAAGCCCACGGATGGGGCCTGTTCCTATGGTAGCTAAAAGACGTAAGCCTGGGGCGCGGTTAAGAAAACCCCCTGTCTGCCCACCTTCAGGGATGGCTTCGGGGAATAGGTTAACCATAGTGTTATCCGCGGCATTTACGCTACGGGCAACATAAGCTTGGCCTAAAATCGGCGTCTGCATTAGTAGTTACCGGCAAATATGTTAAAGCGCTGACGCGTAGCCACAATGCTGTAAGGCAGAGCCATGATGTCGTCAGGATTATTAATTCTCTTAAGATTGCGCTTAGAAGTCATCGCAATACGAGCCACATTGGGTGGTGGCTCTACACCAAACTCATTAGCAATTTCACAAGCTAGGTTGTATTTAAAACACCTGAGATAGCCAGGAGGCATATAAATGTCAGTTGACAGGCTTGGAACATCCATCAATTCAGTCACCGAAACAATATGAAATTCCAACACTTTGGTTGGAACTGGATACACAGTCATGGTGATATTAGGAAATTCCATGTTTACCCACATTACTTGCGGGTAAGTAGAAGTTACCGTTTTAACAGCAATACCGTTGTACTGTTGTTGGTTAATCAGCTTAATGCCATATGAGATGTTGTTTGATGGATCACGAAAATAAGTGGAATCATCAACCAAAATAGGTCGGTTTCCAACAAAGTCGCCAGTAGGCCCTAAAGTCTTTGTTCTTGCATTTGGTGTCCATGAAAACACTTGATCTTGCGTTGCAAACACAGATAAACGCTCGGTATTCCAAGAGTCAATCATTTGATTTAAAGCAGCTAAAGCGTCTTGTGCAGTAGCGGCAGAGGGTGTTTCGCCTTCGGCGAGCATCCCGATTAAGCGTAATGCTCCATTAATCTGTTCGGCGGCTGTAGTGGCCATAACAACTCCTTACTCTGCGGTTTTACGACGTGTTCTTTTTTCCAGTGTATTAACAGGAGCCGCAATTACTTCTTCTACTACTTCTTCTACGATTGCTGGTTGCGTGTCCAACTCATAGCGTTCCCATCCTTGTGCTTCGTCATGCTCTGCTTCGGCTTCCATTGTAGCAACTTTAGTGCCGTGGATAGGATGTTTAAGATAAATTATAGGCATAATTTCTTTAGTTAGATAGGGGCCGAAGCCCCTATATTTAAGCCAACAAACCGTAAGCTTGTAAACGAGTTTCTAACTGGTTTACGCGAGCTTGCAAGTTTGCAATTACAGTCAATACAGTTTGACCTTCGTCTGCTGAAGCAAAACCAAACGGCGTTGTAGACGTTAAGTTAGCAATAGCATAGTCAGGTGTTCCTGGTGCTGTAGCGGTAATAGATGTAAGCGCTGTAGTAAGAGCTGCACCTTGAGCTACTGGTGTTGTGCCATAGAAACCAGCAGTGCCACCTGAACTACCAATGACAACGGCATTTAAAGTAGTACCAGGAATAGTAATGGTACTGTTTTCAATGACCGCACCATTGAGGTACTGATCTTCATACGCTACACCGATAGGTTTGGTATTAGCCATGATATTTCCTTTATAAAAACCCCGCCGAAGCGGGGCATATTACATTAACTAATGCGGTATGCAGTCCAAGAACCTTCGCCTGTTTTACGGGCGCGGAAATGGGCTGAAGTTGAAAGAGCTACCGCAGCAGCGCCAACAATTGTCCAACCAGTACCAACAGCCAAAGTAACTGCATCGGCGCCGTCAGTATTGACTACAAAAAAGTCAAATGCAGCGTCTACTTTAGTTGCGCTAGAAATACCAGCTTCAAGCAAAGCTACGGTTGGCAGAGTTAAATTGCCAGCAGTGCCGTTAAATACAAACAAACCGTTTGCTAATTGAGCAGCGGTTGCCGTTGCAGCAGCAGTCAAAGACGTTGGAGCGCCTTGTACAAACAATACTGCTTCACCGACGTTACCGCTGTTAATTTGATAACCACCTGTACCATTTGGAAGTGCCATGATATTAATTCCTTAAAAAATTTATTTAAAAAGCCCCCGCCGAAGCGGAGGCAATTAGGTTTAACCCCAAATACGGCAAGCCATCGCAGGGCGAATTGTGCTAAAGCCATACAGAACGTCGATACGGCAAGGTAAACGGTCATTATTGATGTCGTACTGACGTACAACACGCATAGAGATACCGTTGTGAACTTGGCGTGAAGCCATGTCTACACCTTGTGGTAACAACAAGTCAGCGGTCGCAAAAGTGATCGCATCTTTGTGGTAAACCAAGTTTTGAGCGTACTGAGTAGAAGCTGCACCTAGGAAAGTTACCGCTGCGCCGTCTTGTGGGAACGCATTGATAGTTGCCAAAGCATTGCTTGATGTGTACATAGCTGGTGAAACAGCAATGTTAGTCCAAGCACCGCCAGCAGCAGTATTAGCAGCAGTTACAGTGAACTGTTGCAAGCTACCTGTTGACTCACGGGTTTGTGGGTTAACAGAATATACGTTAGCTACAGTAAATACGTCACCAACAGTAACAGTTGCAGAACCAGTACCGCCATCAATACTGATAGTTGTTGCACCTTCAGTAGTGATAGTGCCGTTTA